AGGTACGGCGCCTTCGGTAGGAGCGCTGAGCGCTCGATCATGTCCGAAGACCGTGAATTGTAGCTGCGCTGCGCGTCCTTCGAGTGACGGATCAGCGATTGGAATTTCTTACGCCCCTCGATGTTGATGTAACGACCGGGGCAGCGGACCACGGGGATGCGCTTCCAGTCATAGTAGTACGGGCCTTCGAGGATCGTCGAGCCGTCAATCTTTACCCACATGACCTGCCACTTCGTGGTCTTACGGATCATCTTCGCGCCAGTCTTTTTGTTCCGCGCGATGCGGGTGACGCCGCTCTTCTCGTGCGTCAGGCCGTGATCTTCGAGGTGTTGCTCGGTAGCCTTGAGATCGGAGTCGTAGTCACGGACGGTGCCGTCCGTCATCTTCGCAATCCACTTCTCGCGCGGGACGCGCTCAAAGTATTCGGCGATGCGCACTTCCTTGTCCGTGAACCAGCCGTAGCTGTCTCGCGAGACATTGAAGCTGTTCATGTTGCCGTCTGGATACAGCGCTTCGTAGTTCTCATCGGAGATGCGCTCAGCAACAAGGCAGCGGTTGGCGTCTCCCGCGCACGCGTCAGCGCACTGCGGATCCCACACCACCGTCTGCGGATTCGAGATGTTCAGGATGCGTAGCACCTGATCGAACGCGCCTTCACCATCGTCCTGCATGTACGTGGGCATGATGCGCCACGCACCGAAACCGCCAGCGACGGCGAACTTGAACTGCTCTTTGTAGATCTGGTCGGCGCGACTCGCCTGCTCGATGGAGCGGCACAGCCCGGCGAAAACTTCGGCGGTCGACTCGGAGGCGCCCTCAGACGACGGCCGGACCTTGCCGGCGGGGCGCGTCTGGCGCATATCCGCGACAACCATGTTCACGGGCTGCAAGCAGCGGTTGAACGTGTAGCATGGCTTGCCGCGGCGATTCTGGAGCACAACAGGATCCCATTGCCCCATCGCTTCGGCGTTGTAGATGAAGTTCAGATCCTCTGAGTGCATGCGGCGGTTCTCTTCCCACGCGCCGACACCTTCATCATAGAAATTGCGGATACGCGAGAGCAGGCCCTCGTTATCCTTGATCTGGAAGCCAGGCGAGTTGGGAAGCGTGCCGCGTTGTCCCGGCACGTCCCCAATAAGATCCCAGTTGTCGCCTGCGTTCGTCGTCATTTACGTCGGCATCTCGTCCACGATAGCGCGCTGTCCGTCACCGACGAAAACGCCATCGAACGTGTTAGGCGGAATGTACTTCGCAGCCCCGTCGTTCTTCCATTCGTGCACGGCCTTTTGATCCTTTGTTTTTCGCCCGGTGTCTACCAGCTTCTGGTACTGGACACGGACCTGGTTGCGAATCGCGCCATTCTTGAAGTTGAACGGGGCGACTTTGCCCTTGCGCTCGACGACGAGATTGTTCATGCCGGCGGTGACATGCACGGTGTACGTGCCCAGCTGGAGCTTCCGGCCGTTGTTGTCGACGCGCCGAGGATCCTCATCCTGCTGGCACTCTTCGACCTGCTTGCCATCAGACGCCGGGCGCTTCACGAAACGCCAATCGACAGAGGTGTGTGTCACCTTGTCGTCTTTATCTTTGTGCTCGATTTTGTGCGCCGCCTGCTGTCGCAGACGGATGCCCTCTTCGTGCACCAGCTTCAACGTAACACTCATTTGGTCTCACCCCTTACGCTTGCGCGTGAAATTAAAAAATTCACCATCTCATCCTGTCTGCCTTTCAGCGCGGCCATCATGTGCTTGATGCCGATCATGTCCTTCGAGTAGTGATAGAACCAAATCTTCCTACTCTTCACATCGACCAACATGAACGCACCGCGCTTGCGGAATTCGGCCTCCACCTCACCGATGGGCGTCAGCCGCTCCACACCCCACCCTGTGTCGCCATGTTCGGATCCCAGCTGAACCACGGTAGGCCGCCCTCGCTGGCCGGCGGAGCCTTCGCCACATCGAAGCCGCTCATCACGTTGTAACGTGTGGCATCCATGATGTGATCGTTCTTCTTGATGATGTTGCCTTTCTCGTCGCGACGATAGAGGCGCACTTCCTTGAACCAATTCGTCAGCGTGCTGAAGACGCGCAACTGCTGCGTCGAGAGCATGTCCCAGGTCTGGACCAGACCAGACACGACAGTGTTGTCGGCCTTGCTGACCTTCAGCCCGAGTCGGCAGTAGGCGTCGATCAGTAGCTCGCCATCGGGGCCTCGCGCCTTCTGCGCGGCGGGATCGATGACGCCTGGGATCCACTGGCCGCGGCGCATGATCGCCGCAGCGTGCACGGCGGGATCGGCCTGGCCGCGATAATATTCGTCGTACGCCACCGCCGGATACCGGCGCTGACCGGAAGCGTCATTGAAGCCGTTGTCTATGTCCCAAGCGAACCAGATGACCGCGGTGCAGTTCCAGCCTGGATCCATCCCATACGAGCGCGGCCAGTGCGACGGAATGTCGAATGGCTCGATCTTCATCACGTCTTCGGGGATCGGGTAGATCGCTCCGGTGCCGTGACCAGGGATGCCGGACTTTCTCGCCTGCAGCTGCCATGACGGCACGCCGGCTAGAATTTTTCGCTTCTCATTCTCGCCGAGATGAGGAACGTCGTCCATATCAAGAAATATCGCTGCACGACTCATCGACGACAACCTCCTCTTCACCCAAGTCCCACGCTTCCGCTGGTACTGCGTCAGGCTCGGGCGAAAGCTCGGGCATGAACGTGATCATCAGGTCCGAAACGCCTAACATTGGTGTCTCTGTCAACGCGAGCGTGCCGTTCGGCTCGCCGGGCACCGTGCTCAGCAAACGGAGCAGGCACTCGGTGTAAATTTCAAGTTTTGGCTCTTCGTCCAAGTGAATACGATGCTGGCGCGTGCCTTGGAATGCTTCGCGGCCCTGATCGTACGACTTGAACTGCAGCGTAGAGATTCCGCCGGACACATGCCGCACGAAAACCGATTCGAACGCATCGGCGAGACCGTGCTTCACGGTCCGCCGCACCAAAAGATCGCCAGGAATCATGCCGGTGCCGTACGCTTGCTCTTGGCCCGGCTTCCCGCAGAATTTTTCCTGCAAAATGTCGCGCGTGTTCTTCGCAGTGTCCGTCGCGACCCACATATCGATAGGATGGGCGTATCGGCGGCCCGGCCACCAGTCTGGATACAGTCCGGTGAGGTGCAGCACGTCCGCGAAGCACCCGCAATGCGTTTTTCCCGTTCTGTTTCCGCCGAAAAGCGCGATCTCGTCGTCGGTTTGCTCCAACGCGAAGAAGCGCATCTGCTTCGGATAGTGTTTCCGCCCCAGTGGGCAGTTCTTCAGCGCTGGATGGTCAGACGGGTCCTGAAACCAAGTCACTATTTGGGTCTGATCCTGGATCTGCGCACGTTGGCTCAGGATCTGTATCAACTTCGTCGTCTCTGGCAGGCTCAACGACTTCAAATTCTGCTTCGATAGCAGAGTCTGCAGCTGCGGCGGGAGCGGCGAGTATACCCTGTCGATCAAATCTTGATAGGAGCGTGGTAAGTTGCGCATGAGCTTGGTCCAACGATAGGTTTTGCTTGACGTTGAGATCCACTTTCAGGTTCTCACCGAACTTTTCCGGGAAAAAGTTCGCCGCGATGCGCCCGAGCATACGCGCGTCGCCCTTAGTGGCGGCCGCGGAGGCTGCGTGGTCGAACACGGACCGCGCAACCTCCGCGGCGTCGTCAAAATCCTTCTGAAACTCGCCGTTGCTGTTCAGCTCCTTGTGGAACTGCACGTTCGTGGCGCCTACCGAGCGCAGCGCGCCCTTCATGTCCGCCGTGTTGGCGTACGTGATCAGGAAGCTGCGACGCTTGTCGTCCGTCCAATCAAAATGTTCCGATACCTTTTGCGTCCGAGCTACGCCTAGCGTCTCTTCGAGGAGGTTCACTGCGTTTCGGAACGTCTCGTTCCAGCTCAGGATCGCCAAAAACTCTGATTCATTACGTCCGCACGCGTCAGCGGCGAGAGCGAAGTCTTTCAGCTCCGCGTACTTCGCCAAAAAATTCTTCTCGCCAGCGCTCGGCACCGGAGGACCGGCCGGCGCTGTATTCTTCTGCGTGTAGTTGCGCCTGCGAGCCTCTTCAAGCTCGGGCACTCCCTTGCCATAGACCGGCACCTGGCCGCGCTCGACGCGTTGGCAATCAACACAGATGCTTCCGTTCGCGACGTAGCGTGCGGCCCGGTGCCCGGTAACGCACACCTCTCCCGTCCAGAAGTGTTTCCAACCGCGCGCCTTCGCCTCATCCTTGGTAACGAACCGCGTCGGCATGTGGTTGTACATGTCCGGCCGACCGTCGCGCAGCGGCGCGACGCTCTCCGGCTTGATCTTCGGCCACTTACCCCACGGGTTCGCGGGCGCGCCGGGCGTGTTCGCCTTCGCCATACTCCCGAGCTGGTCCGCGTCCGCTACGTTCTGTCCCATACTACGCGCGGTGCCAGTCTTCGCTTCCGCTCATGAAGTTACCCTTCCGGTCGTAGCCGGCGCTCTGCTGCCACATCAGGCATTCGTTCAGCGACTCGTCGGGGTCGACGGAGTAGATCGCCTTCTGCCATACGAAGGCGAGGTCGCCGATGCCGGGGAATCCGACGCGGTCGAAGTCGACGAGCGTGATGTTGCGGAAACTGAATTCGATGACATCGCCGGGCTTCACCTGCATCGGGATGATAGCGCCCGTCTCGTCGCCATCTTCGAACCACAGCGTCTTACCCGAGAGCTTGCTCTTCGCAAACTGCATCACGCGGCCATCGGCGCTGAGTACGGGAGGGCCTTCGCTGATCTCCTGCTTGAACGCAACCTTGCGCCGCTGGCGCCGGCCGTAGCCGACCGCGATCACGACACCCTTGTTGATCTCTATGCCAGGCGTTGCCAGCGTCGGATGCACGTACGGCAGAATCTTCACGAGCACGCGGTCGCGGAGCACGCGAACTCGCTTACCGATTTCTTCTAGTTCGGGCGTTAAAATCATAACTGGTGACTCCGTATATAGCGGGCGGCCGCCACCAATAAATCTGAGCTATCCCGAAAATTCCCTAGTCCGAGGTTGCACGGGCTACACAACCAGCCTCTAAAAGTTCCGGTCAGATGCTCGTGATCTAAACTCAGTACGCTGGCGTTGATAGGTGCACCGCCGCAGATTTCGCACGCGTCTGGCATCGGGCGCGTGGGTTCTGGAAGCTTACGCCATTTCCTATTATGCTGTCTTTGCTTGTCTCGATGCGTTTGCGAGGTGCGACGTTCTGTATCTCTAGTACGTTGTCTCGCCAATCGGTGTTCACGAGTGCGTGCTAGATATGTTTGTTCGGCTGCCTTATCTCTGTACGGCATCACGACTCCAAAATAGCGTCGACGTCAGTGTCGCGCATCAGTCGTATGCTTTTTCCTACGCCATAGGAA